AACTCCGGCTAACGCCGGAGGGGATGCCGTGGAATCAGGATTTTTATTTCCTGAAACCGCCCTTCCTTTACAGGAAGCCCACTTATGGTCTCATACACATGATATGGCTCCGGTTGAATGTTCTTCAACCGCTTTCCTGATAAGGGAAAGATATCATTGTGTATTAAGACTTTGCGAGCTGAGGTCGCTTTTAAAGAAGCGATCAGCTGACCGTCAGGCAAGTCTCCTTCTAGCTCAATTGCTGAGCGTTGAAGGACTTTAACTTGCCAGAACTCCCACCCGTAAGGGTGGGAGTCCAGGCGAAGTTCGTCGATGTTGCCAATAAAGGCTCCATCGCCGAATCCGTCTGGCAGTCTGGGTTCACGCCATGAAAGAGGAGCTAGGTTACGTAATTTCTTACGTAATTCACTCGAGTCGACTCCCGTCCGTTCTGACCACCTGAAAAGGTTGTTATGAACGAGGAATAGTCGGTCAAGTGCTCTAACTGGCTTTCTGACGTAAAATGGCGTAACATCTGCACCATGATAGTAGTGTTTACCACAACTCTCACGGTATGGGCCACTAGCGAAGCTCTTTTTGAGGTTAGGTGTGAAACCTGCCTCATTAAGACGCCGAACTAGCGACTCATAGTGTTCGGTGGGGACTATTAAGTCATCACCGTAAACACAAACAGATGGGTCCAACTCGTTCACGTTAGAGCGGCATACCTGTTGAGAAATCGCCCAGAAAATGAGCGATTCGAGCTCGAAGGTATAACCGTTTCCCATGGACGAGAACTTCTGGTAACGTATTGTTTCACCAGAAGGAAGAACCCCGACAGGCGATCGACACTGCTCAAGTGCCCACCACCAATCGTTAGGAAGGAGCCAACTGACAACCTCAAACGCCAATGTGTCGCTTGCCATGGTTAAATCCACGGTAGCTAACAAACCAGTTAAACTGCCCTGAAGAGCAGCCCTCTGGTTGCGAGTTTGGTCATCTAGATTGACACCGACCCGGTAAAGACGATGTCGTATGACGCGACCGATCCCTTTTTGAATATACATATTCATACAGGGCTCTTTCGCAATCGTACGATCCGTCTTATAGTTCTTCGGAACGGCAATCACGCTGTTTCCAGGCACGACAGTTATCAAATCTGTCATACCTTGTGCCTCTGCGCGAGCGCGCACACTCTGGTTCCAGAGTGGAAGAACTGCAATCGCAGTCCTTGCAAGACCAGCGTTCCCTGATGTGCTCTCGGGTATACCCGAGTATTTATAAGCTGCAAAGCTCTCCCTTCTGGTGAGCCGAGTAGTAGCACCCGGACCAAAAGAAAAGTGCTTCGCGCACTCGTCCCAGTCGAACGCACCAAGAGCATTCCATATCCTACGACGAACAGAGATCCAGAATGGATCACTATTCGCAATAGAGTAGAAGCTCTGGTTTGTCCTCTGACACATAGTCTCAGCATCGTGGAATCGCTTCCACGTGGTCGCCTCCTTTTCTGCCGATGGTTTCCCATCGTCAAATTTGGAGTAAACCTCAGATAAGAGCAAAGAGCCTCGAGCAGCCTCTAGACTGGATAAGTCTAAAGGTGTTTCTCGTCCTAGAAACCCGACAGGCGAAATGCCCGTAAGGTGGGATAAGAGCTCAAGGAATCGCTCGTCTCTGAAGCCGAGACTCGCAGCACGCATGCGTCGTTTACGGCGCATAGGATCTCCCTTTAGGGAATTGAAAACCAAAACGAGGCTATTTACATAGCCGGACTATAGGACGCCGTGAGCAAACTCACGATTTTCGCAATGGGGGCGATGAAGTCCCCACCGAAGACCGCAAGAATAGCAGCGACGATTCCAACCGTCCACCGGTTCACTGGGATCTGGTACATAATACCAGACCTCAATAGAACGGTTCAAGGTTTTCAACGGAAGTCTTAACGCTCGCGATGCCAAGGAAATTGGCAACGTAAGCGAGAAGATCCTTCCGATCCTGGAGCGTGCTGAGCGGGTGAATGTTAAGCTCGACTTTCGCCGAGTTATAACGCGTCACCTGGTCAGCTCCGTCTACAGTGGCCACCTTCGGATCAGTAAAGCCGAAGGACAGCTTGTAGTCAGTACGATTGCCATTCGGCTCCGCCAGCTCGTGAGAGACAAGGCGGTAACCGGCCGGAATCGTGGGACTCCTGTCAGCCCATACGGCCTTAGCACCAGACGTAGTCTGGGGGTTGAACGTATGAGCAACAGGCGTGGTCTGACCATCATTAATGGTCAATGCAGCGATAGCGGGCATTTTATTGCCTCCAAGGGTTGATGTTGATTTAGGAACGTCGACCAAAAGCCTGAGCCAGGAGGCTCAAGCCATTGGCCATATGCCCTAGGCTCCGAGGGTCTTTAAGCCTCGGAAATGAAGGGAGAGGAGCACCAGAAGTCGCAGTGCGAACTATCTTGGTGAACTCTCCCCACTCATCCCAACTCTGAGTTACCTTCATGCCTCCATCGTAATAAGTGGGTTTTCCGCTGCCAACATACGTCGTTTTGTTGTATGTTGTAACGGATTGCCATATATTCGTGTAGCCAAGAAGGGCATCCAGAGAGTCCAGCCATGCGCCGATTGGTAAGAACCAATCGACAACAAAGCTGTATGGGACTAATTCCCAAGCCACGTTAAGTGGATTGAGAATTCCTAGGGAGCTCAACGACATTGTCAGGTCGTTGCTCGGTGTGGCATCGATGCGTACGAATACGCCTCGTTCCCATACCGCTGATCCGGTCCAGTAATAATCAGACTTATCGAAGGTCTGAATTTCCTTACGACCGGATTTTGCTGTGACTCTCCAGTCACGCGCCTCACGCTTTGATAAAGCGTCGACGCTTCCGTATACATCGGAAAGCAAAGGTTTCCATCCATATTGCAATTGAAGCCAATGATTGGTCCAGTTAGAACCTCTAGGTTTGCCGGGATCATGAATGATACCAAGCTGCCTAGCTGCATTGCGGAAATGTCCGCGCCGCAGTTCATTGACAGATTTTGCAAGACGAATGGCTGTGTCGCCGAGTTGCCTACTGGTAGCTTTACGCTCCCCGAAAGCAACGCCAAGGTCTACCTCATACCTTTTAAACTTATTCCGAGCGGCAACAACCGCAGCGGATGAATTTAAAGGTGTGTTGGAAGCATAAGAGTAACTGAGTATCTCGTTAAAGTGGTTCAATGTATTAAACAAAGAACCTCCGAGACACCCAGTCGTCTTAGACCAGTAACGTCCTTCGACGTTCCGGTAACCTTGGGCACGGCGCCATTTCTCCGCGTACAACTGATAATTTGTTGGAGGAATCCAACCTTTCGGTTTTCTCCTCGAAACCCCTGCAGTTTCCTCTTTCGAGTGGACTGCATCGCTGAACGTATACGTTGGATCTACACCACCCCAGTACACATTGGTACTGGTGCGGGGTATATTTACCGTAAAGTTCTGCCGGGGCATATCAGTTTACCTTTTGAGTGGAGATTTGGTGGTACACTTCGAAGCGATTTTAGTCGCCTCTCGCTCGAAACTATCATCATGGAGGTAATCAATATACCAATCGTAAGGTATAAGTTCCCACGAAGTCCGATTTGACTTCGTCTTTTGTTTCTTTCGAAACAGGGAGCAAAATATCTTACGCAGCATATTGATTCTCCTAGTGATAGTTCCGTGACGAGTCAGCCTCGCAAGCTGACAGGAAAGAGAGCGTATGTATTACTACATACGTTTCCCGGTAGACGTACCGGTGATCCCCCACACACATAGCGTGTTAAAGCTATGATATGAGGGGCCCCTCCGACGGGAG